CCAGCAGTAACACCAAGTGCTAGATTAAGAGAAACCATTCCACCAGTAAGTGTGGCTACGGCCTTTGTCATTCCAGCAAAAACTCCAGCAAGTTTTAAACTCTCGATAACCCCCATGAGCATTGCAACTGATCCAAGAACAGAGACTAAAGCTAACAAAACAAAAACGGAGTTCTGTACAAAGTCAGGTAGGTTTACAAAAATCTCCATTGTGGTCGCCAAAGCATCAGTTAATGCAACAAGTACAGGGAGTAAATTATCTCCAATTTCCGAGAAAGAGTTTTGCAATCTCTGTCTGTTTTGTTGGAGTTGGAAGTTGAACTTTGCTACACCTTCGGTTACTTGCTCATACGCCTGATCTGCTGCTCCGGTGCGTGAAGTTACTTGATCTAGTTTAGTTACAAAGTCCCCAAGCTGTTCGCCAGCGAGTCGGCTTACAAGAGTCATACCTTCTTTACGGGTAATATAGTCTTGGAGAGGTCTCCCAGAACGTTCAGCTTCTTTTGTAATGGCAGTCATTACTCCAACCATGCCAAGTCCCTGAAGTGCAGCTTCAGCATTGGCATACCCGAGACGAGTAAATAATTCAGATAATTCCTCAGTGGGATTGAGAAGACTGTCCATTGCAGATCGGAACTGGGTAGCAACCATACTTGCATCCCCGGTAATACCTGTAAGAGTTGCAAACGTAGCAAACAATTCTTCTTGACTAATATTCAATCTGTCTGCACGGTCTGTTGCAACTTGCATAGCACCAGATAAAGCAGGAATAGTGGTATCACCCAAACGAACAGTTTCAAATGCAAGGTCAGCAACTCGCTCAACGGCAGCTGCACTTGTATCTCCAAATGCACGAGTAACAGAAGAGAGTAATTGCACAGAGTCAGCAGCCGTTGCATAGCCAGCAATGCCCATACGAATTGCAGTATTTAATCTTTCAGTAGTTTCTTCGGTATCTTGGAAAACCGATATTGTTCTATATAAAGCATCGTTGATGTCTTGGAATGATCTACCTGTTTCAGCAGACAATGCTTTCACATCTTCTTTTAATTCATAGATGCGGTCCCCGGTACCAATGAGCAGAGCTTGCACATTACCAAGCCCTGCGTTTAAGTCAGTTGCCATCTTAATGGATGCAGCGGAAAAAGCAAGGAGAGGGAGAGTTATGTACCTGTTAATATCACGACCAATAACTTTCAGTCGACCAGAAGATGCAGTAAGTTTTTTATCTAAATTGTTAAAAGACGATGTGGCTTGATCAACTCCAGTCTTTGTATTTTTTAAAGAAGAATTGGTTCCATTCAGACTACTTGTAAAATTCTTGTTAGTCTGTTCAGCTCTGCGGAAAATATCTTCCATCTTAGAGGATGCTTTGTATACATCCTCTATGTCTTTTTGAGTCTGGCGAACACCTTCAGCTTTTAATTTTAGTGATAAAGTATACTGGTCTGACACAGTGTTCTCCTTTCTCCAAACTACTTTCGACCTTTCTTTACTGCTGGCTTTGCTTTCTTTGGTCGATGCTTTTCGCTAATCCAACTCAAACATTTCCCATACGCACTTTTCAGTATGTACAGCTCCCCAGCATCAAGCTCTATTTCAACAATTTTTTGGTAGTAGTATATCTCTCCCCATTTTAAACTTTCACCATCCCACAATTCCCAAAAAATCTCCCGAAGATAACTCATATCAATCGGAAGATTTTCCATTTCAAGTTCAGCAGGTTTGATCCCTGTTTGTTCCCAAACCTGCTCTAGCTGAGACCTTAATGTCGAACCTGTATCATAATCTTTATAATTTAACTTTAATTCTTTTACAAGATATTCACTAAAAATCTCAGCTTGCTCTACAAAAAATTAGATCGTTCAGCAATAAATTCTACAACTTGTTCTGCTATCCAGGTGTACTTTCCATACACCAGTTTTGCATTCTCAAAATCACATTCTAGTTGCTTTCCATCAACAAGGAGGGTTCCAACTCCAAGAGCATTTCCATCATCATCGGTAGAGTCCCACTCTAAAGTACAGATTGAAATGGTTTCAATCGTGTCTTGCTCTTCTTCAATAGGGCTAATCTTCTTCTTAGTGTTTCGCTTCTTTGCAAGCTCTTGCTGTCGCCGTTTCAGAACTTTAGAATCTCGTCCAGCAACTCGAAACTTTGCAACCACCATTGTTTGGTCAGGGGAAAGAATGTCAAGCCATACGCCTTCATTACTCTTCTTCGCTGTATCCAACTGTGCTAAATCCATATCAAACTCCTCATATCCTCAACTTATAAAATGAAGCCCTGCATACACAGGGCTTTATAAAACCTTATTTATGCGATTGCAGGTTGACGAAGAATAAACATCGTTTTCTTCTTATCAGTAGCAAGTCCACCCAATGCCTGGAAGTTTACGTTTTGCGTAACATCATTCTCACTTACATCACGGGAGTCAGAAGTGAGCTTAACTCGTGGCCACCCAAACAGGTAGCTATTCCCAGCCAAGTCTTCAGTTCGAATAGCAAGTACAAATTCTTGCTCTTGCTCGAACAGGTTTGCAACCCCAGCAGATTCAAAGTACGCATTCAAGGTTCCGGTTACATTAGAACGACCATCACCAATAGAAGTTGCATCTTTGTCCATAAGTGCATAACGGCGAATCAACCCATTGTCAAGGGTGAAGTTCAGTCCAGTTACAACAGCCTGAAGTTCAGGTGCATTAGGGATGAATAAGTCCCCAGTGAAGCTGTCAAATACATCATTGATGTTCGACTGTTGAACTCCACTTGCTATAGAAGCATTCTTAAACCCAGAATAGGTGAGTGCTTGGAACGAAAGTTCCCCAGTGATCACACTGTCTGGCTGAACGTTCATAGACATAGAAGCCACATAAGCTCCAAGTGCATTATGGAAGATTCCGTCAGTTACTGAATTACCATCGATGTCTTCTCCGGTCTTAATGTCGGTGAAGCCTTCTTCAAAGGCAAAGAAATCAAGTTCTTTTCCTACAGTAATAAAACCAGTAGAAGTCCCAACAAAAACTGTACCAGAAGATTTCGTTTCAGTAGTGAGGGTGCCTTCAAGAGTAATGGCTAAGGCAGTAACAGTCACAACTTTAAACCATCCGTTGTTTCCACCTTCGGTAAAGCCATCAAACCAAATCTTGTCACCGACTTCTACTCCAAGAGTAACCCAAGAACCACTTGCTCGGGTAACAGTATTTGAAGTTCCATTTACGGTAAGTCCAACCGAAGCAGTATCAATGCTTTCTCCATAATGACCAGAAACAAAAGTGAAATCTGCATCGGTTTCAGCAAGCATGGTTAATCCAGTGGTTGTTCCCAACTCGTAGACGGTCAGGTCTGCTCCACTAATTACACCAACTTCACCAATAAGGTCACTATTCAGAACCCCGTTGATAATCACATAATCACCAACACTGATTTCATAATCTGCCCAGTCAGCACCTACACCAGTAAGTGTGAACACTCCACCAGTAGTAACGGATGCAGTAGCACTTATGGTTCGGCCACCTTTCCATTCACCACCCATCGCTCCCTGAATAAGTTGATCATAACTATCATATGACAACTCAAACGGAATAGCAACGTCAGGTTGGTTTTGACCAAGGCGAGAAACAATTATTTGTCTATCATCTCGAATTTCATTCGATGTGATATTGGTTCTGTTGTTCATCAATCCAGAACCGCCAGTAGTACGAAGTCGCTTGAATACAGGGGAAGCAGGTACTTGCTTCGGCTCTGATTGCTTCACATACTGGATAAAACGGTTTGATCCTGAAGCCATCTAATATCCTCCAATTTAATTTTCTAAATCTGCTCTATACTCAATTCGAATAAACTGAGTAAACCAATCTGGTCCCTCAACATAGTTTACTACACGAAACCTTGTTACTCGGACATACACATCGTTGTGAACTAATGTGGTTCCACGTTTGAATTTCTCATGTAGTGCATCAATTATGTTTTGAAGTGGTCCCTTGGTCTCAAACGATGGGACGTTGACAGTTAATTGATAGAAACCAATATGTCTGTTTCGTGTGTGTGTCCCTATTCCAACTGACGATTGTGCAGCAGGAACAAGTGCAGTTCTTATATATGCCATACCAACTTCAGGCTCATACCCGATATTTGGGTAAACCACAGTAAGACTTTGTTGCTCCGCAACTTCATTGAGAGCTACCTCTAATGTTGTCTCAATGTCCAATTCAGTCATAAAAAGTGTCCACCTAATTGTTGATATTAGAAGATTATATCACATTTTTTACTGCGATTACTTGCAAATAGGGACCACATTTCTGTGGCCCCTATTTCCCAACTCTTCTACTGATTGCATCTTGAACAATTGCTGTCCACTCCATGGCGGTAACTCCAACAATTCCTTGTGGTGCTTGTCGTGAGAATCCACCAGAAGAACGCTTCTCATATTTGTCTTCTTTCAGACTGTACTTATTATATGATCCCATTTTTGGTGGGTTGGGGTAAAGCCCAAACTCTAATGACTTGATCCCAGGGGAACTGTTACTGAACGTGATAGTTGCATCATCCATAAGTTTCTCAGTTTGTATTGCTGCTACTAAATCAGATTTTGTATCGTTCCTGTCAAAATCAGCAATTGTCTCATTGTAGGATGAATCTTCACTTCCATCAAATGTTATGTTCCAGTTAGCAATAGTGTTACCGGATTCAGGATATTCATCAAAGTACCTTGGGGTTCTATCTACAAGTTTTCTTGCAACCTCATTGGCTGCATTCTTGAAGTCCCTCTTAAACGAATCCCCAAGTTTATATTTAAGGAAGACTTCAAATCTTTTTAATTCAGATTTGTTGTCAGACATTTTAGTATATTTCCTCCCAACTCATAGAAGCATTAACAGCCGCCGTACCAGTCAATGGGGTACAAACAATGGCTATTGATGTCGGGTCAGCCCCATCAATGTCAAGTCCTAATGGGTAGTTTGTGTTTACTGCCCGACTCAAAGTTGATCTTGTTGCTCCACCAGCAGCAATAAACCCAGAGAGTATAGTTATGCCTCCAGTAAATGCAGCCACATCATTTGAATACTCTACACTAGAGTAATCACCAACGCTTGTCCACGTTGGAACCGTGGAGTAGGTTGGGTTGTACACTACTTCCCAGAAAGTGTTTGCTGATGCAACAAAAAGATCAACATCTCTGAAAGTTATACTCGCTCGTCCCTCAAGAGTATTGAATAGAGCTTTAGGCCGTATAGCCAATACAGCTCGCCTTGTTGCAACTGATGTTGAAGCAATACCAGAGAAAACTGAATGGGTGTAATTAGATGTGTCCTCATCACCACTAGCTTCAGAAGTAACAGCCGAGCAAATCTGTTGGGCAGAAAATGATCCAGAGAAAGTTTCATCAGTGGATAATTCATATCTGATTGGCAGGTTTGCTGTACGCATATAAGTGCCTTCAATCAGACCAGAGTGATAAATTTTATGGATAGCAAGAAGTTCTCCGGTTGGTGATTCAATACTGAAAAGAACAGTACCAACACCTAACCACTGAAGATCAATTCCAAAGATAGTAGATTTAGTAAAATCATAATTAACACCACTACGCCCAGTAC